CTTTTTGGTCTTTGCGACCTTGGCTTTCTTCTTTTCTTCGATTTTGTCTTCGAAGTTCTTCACGAAATCATTAATGTAGTCGGTGTCTTCCATTACTGCTACGTCAAAATCTTCACCAGAGTTTCCTTCTTGTAGGTGATGCATTGCGCCATCTACCATCTGTTGGTGATAAACTTTATGTTTGACATAGACCTGTTTCTTTTCTTTTTGGATTCTACGCAGGAATGCATAGTAGATAATCTGAGTAAAGTAAGAGAATGGATTGTTGGATTTGTCTGGGTTAAAGTTATCGAAATAAGTGATGCAGTTTTCTAGACCATCAGCAATCATCTCATCGCGATACGAGTAGTTGATAAAGTTGGGTCTATATGATAGCTTGTTCGCGATCTTATAAAGACACTCGCCAATATACTTTGGTATCTGTGGTTTCGGTAGTCCTTGTTCGGCTGCATCTAAACACGCTTGTTTGTAGTCCTTCATCGCTGCATAGAACTCGAGGTTGCTTACATAGTGATTTGACTTGGGTGGGGCTGGCTGTTTCATTTAATTCCTTTTAATATGCTACCATTATACTACTTTTAGCGCCATTAGTAAAATTACTTTACCAAATCTCTGTTTAGCAGTATAATATTAGGTGTACTCCCGTTGATATTAATGCACGGAGTTATTAGAAGTTGGTAGCTTAAACGTCACGACGTTATCTTCGATTTCATCATCTAGTTCATCATCATTCGGAAGCTCGCCTTCTTTTGCTTTGATTCCAAGGATATCGTCTTCCAGCAGTTCATCATATAGCTTACCATACTTCTCTACGAAGTTAGTGTAATAGCCTATAATCTTTTCATTTGGTTTACTCATCGCCATAATCTTTGGCTTCATTATAGCCACCTTATTATTCATGCTAAATGGCATCATCTTTGTTGTCGAAACAGAGGTGGTTCCCATAGCATTTGGTGTAAGACGAATACTGATTGGATATTCGATTATAATTTCGCCATCAGTTTCATTTACTAGTTTGCCAACAATAAAATTGTCGGAGTCACTTAGCTTCATTAGTATAAACATTTCTTTCATAATTAAATCTCGATTGGGTAAATCTTATATTGGAATTGTTCGTCGGTGTAAATCTTAATACGCTCGGCGAAATGGTTCATTGTGTGGTTGGTCCACGTTTTAGTTCTTAGGTCATCTGAGATGTCATAGAGAACTGCTTCCTCTTTATCATCACCAAGGCGAAGTCCGCGACCGATAGATTGCAAAGTACGAATCATCGACTTGGTAGGAGAAGAGAATACTATATTATGTAGGTTACGAATATTTACCCCTGTGGAGAACGTACCATACGACGCGATAATGATAGCGTCTTTTTCTTTCTCAACGATCTGACGAATAGCTTCACGATCTTCGCCGTCTACGCCACCATGAACGAAGAATACATGACGTTTGTCATGAGCTGCATCTTTTATCTGCTTGTATAAATCCTTGCCATGTTTATCAACGTATTGAAATAGTATCAGCGTGTTACCCTCGAGCGAGAGAGTTAGTTTGCTGATAAACTTATTACGTCCATCATGACGCACCAAATAATCCATCTCTTCCTGATAAGTCTTTCGTGCCATCAGTTTCTTTTCAGCATCTGAATGTTTCAAAACCAGACACTTAATCTTGAACGCTGAGAGGTGATTATCTTCAATCAGTTTGGCAGTCGTAGTGACTTTCTTTACTGCACCAAATAACCCTTCAAGTACCAGCTTATGTGTCTGTGTACCATCTAGCGTACCAGTAAAACCGAAACGATACTTGCATTCGTTCAGCTTCTCCATAATTGAAGCAAGTGACTTGGCTTTGAATAGATGCGCTTCGTCGCCGATTACAACACCGAACTGCTCGAACCAGCTCTTTGGTAGTTTGTAAATTGACTGCCATGTAGTTATGACTACTGGCGCAGTTGAAAGTTTCTCTTTACCTGACATAATAATGTGTATGTCTTTCTCGTCGTGTCCGTAGCCAACGAAGTCAGACTGCATCTGATAGACAAGCGAAGTAGTAGGAACGATGATTAGTTTACGCTGTTCTTTGAACCATCTGCTTACCATATAGATGATGAGCGACTTACCAGAAGCAGTAGGTGAAAGCATCATGCCTCTATGGTTTCTTATTGCGTGCATAAAAGCATCCACCTGATACTGGCGTGGATTGAATGGTAGCTTTAATGACTCGATAAACTTATCAAATTCTTCGTCGGTTTCGTTGCTTGTTACATGCAGGTCTTTGTGTATTTCTAATTCGTAGTCGCGGTCTTGCGCGAACTTTACGATGTAAGGAATCAATCCTTTGTAGATTGACTTAGTCATTAGGTTGGCTAATCTTATTTTACCATCCCAGACTTTGTTACGAACAGCTGGCATAAACTGAGCACCTGGAACCATGAACGTAAAGTGGTCTGACAATTCCTGCGCAAGCCATGCTTCGCAGTTGAATCGAATGAACGCTTCGTCGATTGGTTCGAGTGCAATCTTACTCATTACATACCTGTCTTAAACTTTTCCCAGTCGATAGCTGACTTGATATTATAGCCACGACCATTGAGTGATTTGATGATTGACTCTAGCACGTCAACTTTCTCTTGTTGAACAGCGATTCGTAGTGTGCTTTTGATTATGTCTGAGTCTGAGTCAATATGCATCGGTAGTTCCGACTTCATAATCTTTAGATAGTTAGGTTCCCAGCCAAGTTCTTTTAGACGGTCTGGTTCCATGATTCCGTTGAACCATTCGGCTTTGTCTTTGTAAAGTTGCTTGTGCTCGGTTTCCATCTTCTTAAGCAGTAGACGCTCGTTAGAGAAGATGCGATAATAGTTGTAGTGGAGTTTTGCTATCTTCAGCGATTCCTTACCAAGTTCGGTACGATCGATGTCGCTGTCTTTAGCCCACATTTCAAAGATTTCTTCAAGTTTCATGATATATCCATAGATGGAGAGTACTCCATCATATTATACGCTACATTAGCCAATTAGTAAAATTAAATCGCTTCTATTGTAAACAGCTCAAATCTAAATCCAACCGTGGCTTCCAAATATTCGACATCTGCTGACGCAGTATTGAAATCAAGATCTGTTAAACTATAAGGAAATACATTTCTAAATGTAAACTTCATATTTGGATTCATAGCAGAGGTCAATACGGTCAGCGAAGCATCAGAATAGATACCATCACCAGAACCTCTGGCTGTTCTTTTTAGCGCAGCATATTGTTCGTATCTGTCTGGAAACCCTAATCCCATAATCCAATTAAAAACTTCGAGATAATTTTTCATATCCTCGTCAATTTTGAATGCGACTTGTAAATCGTTAAAATCGATTTTGTCACCAGGAATCGGCAATTTTATAAAAGGTGTAGGAGCATCCGCAATCCCTAGAGTAAATCCAGGAATGGTTGCTCTAGTCACAAAGAAATTGGTTGTCGGAAGTTTTTTGATTGCAAAATCAAAACCGAGCGGTGACAAAAAACTTTTATTTGTTGGTGTTGTCATAGTAGTTTCCAATATAGCACTTATTATTTAGGTAACAAAAAAGCCACCCGAAGGTGGCTTTTGAGTTTGTATCAACCAATATTACATTAGGTTGTCTACGAGTAGACGACGGTAGTAAACGTTGGAGTCAACGACTAGTGCGCCCGCACCAGCAGTAGCACCTTCGGCGAATGGATTTGCTACGATACCGTAACGAGTCTTGAAGCCGATTTTTGGCTGGAAGGTATCTTCACCAACCGCACGAACCATTTGTAGAGGAACGTATGGGCAGTAGAATAGACCAGCATCGAACGCAGAAGCACCTTTGTAACCCATGGTTAGGTAGTTACCAGTGGTGTATGGATCGATGTAAACTTTGATGCGACCGTTTAGAACGCCAGCGAAAGTAGCGCCAGTATCATCAACTTGTAGGTTGTTGCTGTTTAGAGCTGGGGTATAGTCTAGAACGCCAGCCATCTGAAGAGCCGAAGCTACGTCTGACGAGCATAGTAGAACATTACCTTTACCGCGACGAGTACGCTTGGCAATAGCATTAGCTTCGCGCTCGATTTGGAACATTAGACCTTTGAACTTCTCAACTGACCAACGACCGTTAGAGTCGACGTCTAGGTTGAAACGACCAGCAGTAGTTACACCGTCAGCAGCAGTGAATGGAGATACGATAGAAGTACCACCGATTGTAGCTGTTACGTTGATTGTACGGATGATTTCGCGGTTGATTTCAGCAAGGATTTCAGCCGAAAGGATATTAGCCAATTCGGTTTCAGCGTCAAGACCATGAATAGCTTTAAGATCTTGAGCAAGTTCCATTGAGTAATCAGCTTTAAGAGCGCGCGACTTGGCAGTTACAGAAACCTTGTCGATCGAGAAAGCCATTTC